CCGACCGTGCGCTGATACGTTTCCCAATTCGCAGCATTGCCTGCTGCCAAGGACTGGCTTATTTCAGCCTGACGTATCTTGATGTCACGGACCAGGTCCGCTATGGGGTTCACTTTTTCTTAGCCGGCAGTGCGCCTCCTTTGGTCTTGGGTTGCTGGGTTTGGCCTTTGGATTGCAGGCTGGTGCCGTCAAGGTTTGCACCCATCGCAATACGCTTGTGATAAGGCACGGCCTCAAGGTCTTTGATGTCTTTACTGGATGGTTGGGCCACGATTAGCTCCTAAGTTGCGTTGTGCTTCGTTTTGAAGCCGGATAGCAGTCTCGTACTGCTCTGCCTGCAATTGCTCATCCTTCTGGGTGAGTTGTGCAGTTGCTATGCGCTCCTTGGTGAGGTTGTTTGTAGCGTTAAGCGCCACATCCAACTGATCACGCTCGGCTGCGCGTTGTTGATCGCCTTGCAGTCGTGCCATGTCAATCTGGCCACGTTGCTGCATGTCGGCACCTTTGAGTTGCATCTCAGCCTGATCGCGCTGTGCGCGGCGCTGAGTCTCTGCCAGGCTGGTTTCCTTGAGCACTTGGGCTTCAGGCGGCAGTTGCGGCTGGGGCGTAAGTTGCTGCATGGCTTGCATGAGTTGCTGCAGCTTGGGCACCATTTGCTGGAAGGCTGCGCTGGTGTCTTGCATGACATGCTGCGATGCAATGGCAAAGGTCTTGTCGATTTCCGAGGTCAGCATCTTGTTCTCGTAATCGCTCTCTGCCATGGGCTTGCCACGGGCCTTGTTCACATAGCCATTCATGCGACCTAAGTACCATAAGACCATGTGCTGCTTGATGTGCTCGAGCACCCGCGGCAGGTAGAACGATGCCATGATGGGATTGCCACCAAAGGCAGGGTTAAGCGCGAAGTCCAAGTGCGTTTGGATGTGCGATAACTGGTCCTGGTGCGGGTAAGCGTAGGCATTTTGACCCAGTGCCATGGCCACATTCTCATCAGATGCTGGGCGCTCCTCGGGAACCGGGGTGCCCTTGAGCAATTCATTGATGCCAGGGATCTTTAGCTGCTTGAGCAAGCGCTCTTCAACCGCACGGCGGTCATAAAGGTCTGGTGCCTTATCCGATCGTGCCAAAACCGCTTGAATCTGCGCCATGCGCTGGGTTTCAGAGAAGATATTGGGATCTGAGACGGGTACCACATCACCCATGCGCTCAAAATCACCGGGTTGGACCTCCAAATCGACCACATCCTCACCGCGGCGCATGTCTTCGATGTACCAACGGTTAAGGCGCTGCAAAATCTTCAGTACGCGGCCCTGTGACTTGTGCAATCGGGCGTGAATGGCCGAAAACACGGCGGCACCCTGCTCAATCAACGCTTGCGTGGTGCCCACAGGGGCCTGGGAATTGATGTCAGCGATCTTTTCCTCGGCGGTGGTCACTACACCCTTGGCAGCCTTGTCTAAAAAGCCCAAAAGCTCAAATAACACGGGGCTTGGGGGGTTAAAAGGCATGGGCATCGCAATCTTGCGGATGTCATCCACGCCTGGCGCAGCTTCAATCTCGACCACCTGCGTCACATCAGCCTGAACGGACTGGCCAGAGACCTTGGCACCCTTGAGTTTAAGCGTGGCAGGGGCGTTATTGATGTGCGCCGAGTCTAAAAGCGCCCGTAATGCCCCAGTAAGTGCTGCTGCCAGGCCACCAATGAGGTGGGGCATCCCAATAGCGTAGGCACCGCGCCATGGAATGAACTTGTACTCGACCACCCAGTCGAGTTTTTCCATGGTTTCATCGCCTTCTTCCCAGTTGCGGTACAAGCCGACCACTTCACGGTCGATTTCATCCACCATCAGGATGTAAGGTGCCATCTCACCCTTGGAATAAGTGTCATCTTCAAGCTCGAGGTAGGTGTAAATGTGAAAAACACGGCGCATACCGTCGATGTTTTCCTCGGCTTTACGCCCTTCGATCTTGTTGTTGGCTTTTTCTGGCCGGGTTGGCTCAGGTTCCAGGGTTACACGGGTCAAACTGATGTCACGGTACAAGCCTGAGTCAATTCGTTGCTTGAATTCAAACTCAGTGATGTCGTGAATCTCTGCAGCACGCTGTGCGGTGTAAAAATTCGTGGCTGCAAACGGGATCAGGACCTTGTCGATCGGCAAAAACTCAGCCACCGGTCGCAGTTTTTTGTCGTCCCAGTACAGTTTCAGGTACTGCGAGCCTCCAAGTGGCAGTTGCGTGAGCAGTTGCTCCTGTTCATCGCGGAATTCTTCGATCTGCTCGGTTAGCTGCCAGTTCATCCAGTCGCGCTTGCGCTCTGCACGCTTGGTTTTTTCCTCGTCAGTCTCGCCAAGGATCTTGGTTTTGACCGGGCCATCAGGTGGGAATAGCTCCTTGATGGTCCTCGAGGCGAAATCCACGCAAGCTTCAGCAATAACCGGATGCACTACTTTGCTGGCGCCGAAAAACGTAGCGCCGCCAGGGGCGTCCTTGCCCATGCCCGTGCGCTTGATGCCCTCTTCATACTGCTTATCGCGGTCTTCGCGTGCTGTTTGGTCCTTTTTCAGCAGGTCCAAGTAGCGCATGGCCATCGAATCCAAATCCAGGGGATCGATAACATCGGCCAGGTTCTCGTAAAAGTCGGGATCTTCAAGCGGCCCTTTGGTGCTTGGCATGTGAACCACTGCCGAGCCGTCAGGAAGCTCCTCAATCTCAGCAGTTTCATCGGGCAACTCGGCTGACAGATCAGCAACGGGCATCTCGTCATCGGCCATACCGCTAATGAAGCGGCCATAGTCCTGCTCAATAGGCATCTCAGGCATGTTTGTATCCTCGTTTAACGCTATCAAGCGCTGACTTCTTCACGGCGCCGCCCTTCTTTTTCTCGGTGCGGACATCGGGCAACGGCACTTTTTTGCTGTAGTAAGGCATCAAGACACCTTCGCCCGTTTCAATCATGTCAAGCAAGTAGTTGCGCACATTGCGTGGCGTGGGCTTCACGCCCATGCCGTTAAGCGTATAAGCGGCTTGGCGCTCAAGTAAATCTAATGCGTCACCGCGGGGCGATACTAACCCGGTCAATTCGCCACCACCAAACCAGCGGCCAGCTTGTGCCGTGCCGCCAGGCAGGCCTAAGCCCTTGGCGATGTCCAGCATTTGCTGTTCTGCAGCGCCATACTCAGTTGAGCCAAATCCACCCTGCTTAGTGAAGTAGGGGTGAAAGCGGCTTGCTTGCGTTTCGCCCGACGCCTCATGCACATCAAGCACCACTGACTTGCCAAAGTCACCGGCTTTTTGCGTGCCGTAAGTTGGGATTTTGTAATTGACTGGTATGTCTGCTTTTGACAACTCGCGCAGGTCAAGATTGCCCTCAAGCACACTTTTCACGCCTTCGCGATGCACGGGCATCAGTGGCAAACCAGTGCCATACTTTTGCTTGAATGCTTCCATCTCGCGCTTAACGGTTTCCTCATCAAGCGGCAGGCCTCGCGCATTCATATCGCGTAGGAATTGGCCCACTGCCATTTCATTCAGGATGGAGTTGCGCGCCGACGCCGGAGCAGTGCTGTAGATAAACTGATTAAATTTTTCCTCGGGTATGCCACGCTCAAGTGCCGCCATCTTCATGGGATAAAGCGAGGGGTAAAAAGTTTCACCACCCAGGGGCAGCCCGCGTTTGATCTGCGTCTCAATGAGTGCTCGATTGCGCGGGTCTTGGTAAATCTCGTCGATGTAACCAATGTTGGCCCTTGGGGGCGAGTAGCGCGGGAATGCTGTTTGTTCAATGCCAGGAAAGCCTTCCATGGCGTCTTTGATGAGCGATCGATCAAATGCCTGCAGTTCAGCACGCGGTGGCCGCCAAGGCTCGGTGGGTTGCGCGAGGAACTCTTCGGCCTTTTGGGCGCGTCGTTCAACAGCCTCGGGCACATTCTGTAAACGATCGCCTATTGATGCGGAGGCGGGTGCATCAATCAATTTGCCAAATTTCTTTTCAAGGGCCGGTTTTTGCTGCTTGGTCCAAGTGAGGTTTTTCTCGGCAATCGCAGCGGCGCGCTTTTGCACCTCTTCCGGCGCCATCTTGGGATCTTCTTTAGCGATGGCCTTGGCTACTTTGTTGGCTTCATTCCTTAGCTCACGGGCTGTATACGCCACAGCTTTAGATGCTTTGGCAATCTTCTCAAGCTTACCGCCACCAGCCATGCGCACAGCACCGCCCATGGCCAACTCAAGCGCCATGGTGTCAGGGTTGTCAGATATGTGAACTCGCCTCATGGGACCACCCTGCTTGTAAGGGGTTACTGGCACTTTGCCAAACATCACGGCGCTCGGCTTCGTTGACTGTGGATTGATGTAACCGGCATATCCATAGTCGCGGATTAATCGCTCGAGCGCATTGGTTGCCTCAGTAGGCTGCGCCAATCCTTTGTTAGAGCTTGCCGTCATCGGGATGCGCGTTGTCTCTCTGGCCAGCATGTTGAGCATGAGAGGGTCAGCCGCCAGGTCATAAAGATTTTCACCCATGGCACGATAACGATGGGGTCCCAAGCCAGGCTCAGGTGTCACGCTTTCGCCGGTGTAGAAGTAAGTCCTGGGTCTGACCGAGCCAGTGCCACCTAAACGCGCGGCCTCTTCGCCCTTGATGCCCGTGCCGTAAAACGCCGGATCTGTTTCAGTCAACCCTGCCTGCTTGCTGAAGTGCATCATGGGCATGTTAACGAAGGTGCCCTCTTCAGGCTTGATCAGTCCTCGCAAGTAATCAGGCATCTCGCCTTCGTACTTTGTGCTTAAAAACTCAGGCGGCAAAAGCACTGGCTTTTGTGGGGCAAACTGAAAGCCATTCCATGCTTCTTTCAACTGTGCATCAATCTCTTTGACTAATTCAGTTTTGCCGCGGCGATTGGCCTCGTAGCGCTGCATGTTCAGTTCGTTGATGGTGCGCTTGAGTGCGGCATTCAGTGGGGTGTAGTTAACCGTGCTGTTTTGGCCTCGAGTCTCAGCACTCATCGCAAGTTGCGCCAGTGGCGAGTACATCTGACTGTGGGCTGCCCAAGCAGTCTCCTCGCCCTTGGGACCAAACTCGTTGCCGTGAATTGCATGGCCAAAGAAGTCATGCACAGCACGAAACTTTTCATTCTCATTCAATCCTGTTTCAGGATCGACAGCTTTTAAGTAGGGATGCTCATCGCCACCCTGGAAGACATATAGGTGCTTGTTGCCATAAACATCTTGCAGCATTTGCTTGCTGTTGCGATAGTTTCCTTCGCCTGCTCGATGATACGAAAGGCTGATCGGAAGACGCTTAAATTGCTCATTGGTTTCCTTAGCCATCTGTCGGTAGGAAGCGGCCACCAACTCGTCATAATTTTTTGCGCCTGATTGCTTAATGACTTCAGGCATTTGCCTGGCATATTCATTAAAGATGGTTTGTTTGTATGTCGGGTCTTCAGTGGTCGCAAGCATGAAGGCGCGGCCAATGGGCGCCTGCTTGAAAATGGAGCTTTCAGAAATCTCTGGTAGTTCGTAAGGCCTGCCGAAGGCCTCTTGCACATAAGTGTCTGCTGACTGACGAACAAAGTTCGCCGGGTCAGCCATTACTTGCTGTACTGCTTCATTCGTAATTGGTTGCGGAACATCGCTTCCAGTTCCTCCTGGGGGACGCTGTCCGGCTTCAGTCCCATCGCTTTCGAGCGTGCCTCGACGCTGGCCTGCAGGCGCTTGAGAGACGCTAGGACGGACGCGGTAGAACGGTCCTTCTGTGGCTGTTTCATATGTCACTCCTTGGACAGGAATTGTCGCAGCCTTTGGTGCTGAGACTTCAGGAATATTTGCTTTTGTTGCTGTTTTTGCCACACCTTTAATTGCGCCCACTGCGCCAGGCATGGCTGCGGGAGTCCACATTTGGGGCAGGATGGGCGGCAGCTTAGACTCGCGTATCAGGCGCTCTAAGCCCTCGGCAGTGCTCTCAAGGTACTCAGGGCCAAGCTCCGTCTGCATGGGCCTCATATCGCCTGTAATGAAGTCCTGAGAGGCTTCTAAGGCGCGTTGCAATGGTCCTGTATCTGAAGGGTCGCCGCTCTTGATTGCTTCTTTGATAAAGGTGCCGGCAGTGACGGCAGGTGATACCAAGGTGCGGCCAACAATTGGCAGGCCCGTAAGTGCCGCATCAATACCGCCAGCAAAACGCGGAGCCACTGACTCGATGTCTTGCAGAATGTTGCCTTGGGCATAGCCTGGCAATGAGGACACACCGCGCTTGGGCGTCTTGCCCATGAAGCGGTCAACAGGATTGCCACCGGCCTGCATCCGTGGCGCATTCATTAGCTCAAGCAGCATGGTGTCGGGATTGTCAGAGATGCGGACAGCACCGCCCTTCTTGTAAGGGATGGGCTTGCTGAACTTCTCGCGGATCTCAGGCGTGATGTCAAAGCCTAGCTGAGGTAAGGCTGGATGTGTTTTTTCAAGCTTGGCTATGTAAGTCTCTGCTTCATCAAGCGTGTCAAAATAATTTAACAACTCGCCAGACCTATCGTCATAAACATTAAATTTGTTATCACCTTCGTAATATTTAATGTAAGGATCTGGCACAGCATTCTTTACGGCGCCTGGTATGTTTTTGACTTTATCTTTGCCAATTAGCTTGCGCAGGCGATCGGGCACGATTTTGTCGTAAAAGTCTTTCATGCCCTTGCCGCCAATGCTTAACCCCTCACCTTCAAGGCTGCCCTTTTCACCGGCCATGATCTTTTTAGCGGCATCCTTGCCGATGATTTCATCAAGATCTTTGCCATCAAATGGAGTGCCGCGGCCACTTTGCACTTTGCCATCAGGCGTGATGGGCAATCGAATTGGATTCCCATCCTGCATGTTGATGACTACAGTTTTCTCTGCGCCGCTTTTGCCAAACGAAAATTTGCTTGGATTGCTATCCCACTGAATGTTTTCAACATAGTTGGCCATGTTGTAACGGTCAGAAGATTGCTTGCCATTGATAAACGCTACGCGGTCATAACCCTCATCGACTGCACGCTTGATGATGTTCTTCAGGGATAGGTCAACCCATTCATTGGTGTTTCTAACAAATGGCCCGGTAGGAATACGCCTATCGCCACGCGTTTTAACTAACTGCAATGCCTCATCAACTGCTTCTTGGGCGCTGATCTCTTTATCGCCAAGCCCCGTGTTGGCAATAAAAAGGCCATCTTTAGTGCGCACTTCCCAATACGGCCTGTCAGCAGAATTGTTAACCGTGGCGACCAAGTCATCCCTTGTTAATGGCTTATCTGCAAAGCCTTTCTTGCGGCCTTCTTGCGCCCAATCGGACTGTATCTCTTCAATGAAAAGCACCTTGTTGCCGTTGTAGTCAGTGCGATCATTCATGCGGATATGGGCTACAACATTGGGCGTACTGCCCCAATGCTGGTGTGTGTAGTCTTTCAGGCCGAGTCGATCTGCCTCTTCAATCGCTCGGTTATATTCCTCACGAGACATATTTTTAAGGCTTGGTCTTGTGCTTGGAACTTTAAGCAAAACCTCACGATAGTTGCTTCCACCTGGAAGTATTAAGTCATCTCGATCCCATTTTGTCGGAATATTTTTAGTCTCTTGCGCAGTCTTGTGAGCGTTGATGTAGTCACGAGCAAGCTGCTGCAGGCCTTCAGGGAACTGGTCGGGCGTTACGGTTCCGTCCTGTAAATAGTAAAGGGCCTCGTCTGAAAACACTGGGCCTTGCATACCAGTCAAATTGATATGACTTTTAGGGCTTGAGTCAATGCTACTAACCAATTGACTGGCGATCTTTTGCTCTTTGCCAAGCGCCATGCCTTTTATGTCGCCAAGGACTAACTCCTCGACTTCGGGCACTGCGCCCTTGGTCATAGCCTGCACTTCATCGCGGGTGATGTTGGGTGCGGTGCGCAGCTTTTCAGCGATGCCTGATGCCTCAAGGAAGTCCTTGCTGACATTCTCTGAGCGCTGTAGCTCGTTCAGGAAGGCTTGCCCTGGCCCTTGCTTGCGCTGGATGTTCAGCCCTGCCTGCTCGACGGGATCGTAAAAGCCAAGCCTGCTGACAGGTGCTTGAACCCTTGGCACGGCTTGTAGTGGTGCTACAGGCGCAACCAGTGAGGCCAGTGGTCCTTCGCCAAACATGGCGCGATCGACCTGCTCAAGGCCTGTCCTACCCAGTGCTGTGGCACCGCGTGTTACGGCTTGCGCTGCGGGCTTAGCAAATGGCGTAACCATGCCGCCGATGTCTGTCAGTGCGCCGATATTGCGGCCAATCTCGCGCAGGTTTGCCTGCGATTGCTGCCGCTGTGGCGAGCCTTCCATGATGCTGCCGGTGTAAGGCACCGGGTCTTCAATGTTGCCGAATAAGCCACTAGCAAAGCCGCGGCTGAGCGCACCGAGCGGTGTCTCAGGCGTGGACTCACGCATCTTCTTTTGCTTGGCAGCCTTGGCGGCCATGGGATTAAAGTTGAACATTTGGGTGGGATCGCCACCGTCTTGCATGTGTATGGCGCCACCAGCGGCTTTCTTGATTGCTTCAACTGGATCGTAACCCCACTCGTAAATCGAGTCGCCATTGGTGAATATTTCATTAGCTCGAACGCGCTTGCTCAAAATCTTATAGTCGCCTCGTAGCGCACTTTCACCATGGGATTTGGCATAAGGGCGGTCAATGGTTACCCAGTCGCCAGCATTGATACTACCCTTGGCATTTTTGGGTACGGCTCGATATACAGTCACCATTTGATGCGGCCTGCCCTTAAAGCTTTGTGCAAGCGATACAACCGCTGCATCTCGTGGCTCTCCATGACCATAGTATTGAGATGCTTTGCTTGAATAAATGTCATCAGGATAAGTCTGAGTTAAAGCATGTAATGGCGCCCCGCTGGCTCTTGTTGGAGCAGTATGAAGGCCTCTGTAATCTTCATCAGTCACTACTGGTTTTGATGGAGTGGCTTGGGTTTTTACATAAGCATCATCAGCAGCCTTTTTGATGCGTTGGTAGCGCAAAGCATTTAACTGATTTGGATTAGCTTTATAGTCTGCATAAGCCTGGGTAGCCATTGCACCAAGATCGCTGAAGTTCGTTGGCAAATTTTCTTGGGGCGCCCTATACATAGACTCCCATATGGTGAAGTCTTTGTTTCTTCCTTTGTTTTGCACAAAGCCAAAGCGCTTGTAAAAATCTTTTAGTCTTTCCTTGTTGCCACCAAAGTCTGCTGATGGCGATAGGGTGACGGTTGCACCAACATCGTCAGCCTGTTTTACAAGATCATCCATGACCTGCGTACCCAATCCTTGATTGCGCTGATCTTTTGGGACTACGATTTTGCTTAGATGAAGCTTGTCATCACCAATAACAGAAATGTCTACATTGGGATATTTGGCCCGCAGTGAGTCAGTGATTGCGTCACCAACTCTTGCAGTTTTTATTGTCTTTGAAACCGTTGCTGGCAAACCAAGCATCGGAATCATTGATAGGCCCTGACCAATCTTTTGCAAGTCTGTTGATCCAGCGCCGGACATGTAACCCTCAGCAAGTTCGCCGACGCCGGATGCTATACGCCCAGCCGGACTTTCTTGTATGGCTGCAAGAGCCTGCTGAATATCTTGTGCGCCTTCACCATAGCCTGGTAGCGATGATACGCCGCGAGATTTGGCAGCAAATTGATCAAGAGGACTTCCACCGTCTTGCATGTGGACTGCGCCGCCTTCCTTGTACTCGAAGTCTTCAGGCTTACCGCGGACAGGCTTCTTGCCCAGCACGAGCGGCCCGATCTGGATGATGCCTTCCTCAGTGCCGATGATCGGCTCCATAGTCCTGCGATCGTAGAAGTGGCCACGGCGCTCGGGGTCATAGCCGATCTGGGCGTAATCCTTGCTGCGCAGGGCTTCCATGGCCCTCTCAACGGCTTCCTCGTCACTGCCAGGCTTATAAGCGCCGCGGATGGTGGCAAAGGATGATTTCTGTTTTTCACCCTTGGCAACCCTACGAGCAGCCCCGGTGCCGGGCAGCATCTTGGTCTCGCCCTCGAGCATCATGGTCGGGGTGTAAATGGTCTTAGGCTCATCAGCAGGCGGCTTTAAGCGGTGCTGTGATGTAACCCAAGTGCCCTTTTGCGAGTACGCGGGGATGTCGAGCCTGCTCAGGATTGTCTCGCCTGGCGTAAGCACATCAGTGCGGCCAAAGTCCTTGACCTTGTCCTTTGAGAGCGCTGCCAGTGCTTCTTCAGCCGTGGCAGGCTTGGGTATGAAGTCATAAGGCGTGACAGGCTTAAGCCGGTCAACGATGGCGTAGTACTGCTCGCGGGTGATCTTGCCCTGCTCGTAAAGCCTGGCAGCCTGCTGCAGTTCAGGCATGCGCTTGGTCACATCCTTGAAGCCCATGTCCAGGCGGCTGACGGCAGGCTTGGGCGCACCGTACAGCATCTCGAGTACCTTCTTCGCGTCTGTTGGCTTGGGCTTCATCGATGGCCTCCGTTTGCGCGGGATGATAACCCTTTGCGGTTAGCTTGCATACGGATTGGTCCTCGTGATGCCTGCGTCCACATAGTCCTCGGGATCGTAGTCATCAGGCGGTAGCGGGTCGATGTTGAGCCAACTTGCGTCTCTGAGGTACCTGAGCGCCTGGCTGAAGGCGTCGCAAAAGTCATCGTGATCGGTATTCGGGAAGCTGCAGATCTGCGTGACCATGGCCTCAGCCCAGTCGCGGACATAACCCGGCCTGTTGCTGGACTCGGGCACATATACCCTTCCTGCTTTCACGATGTTGGCCACAATCGATAAGCGCTGGATCTTGTCAGCCCTGCCAGGGTTATAGGCCCTCACGGGGATGTGCGCACGCTGCAGGTCCTGGATCAGCACGATGCCGGCGGCCTTGTCCTCCACGAGTACCAGGTCCACCTTCTTGGCGGTCTTACCCTCACCGAAGATGATTTCGTACTCGTCAATGACCTTGGGCTTGAGGTCGGGGTACTGCAGCCGGTCCTGCCAGGCGTCGATGATCAGTACGCACATGCCACCGTCCTGTGGCTTGAAGACACCGAAAGTGATGCTTGCAGTGGGATCGTTGACCGTCTTTTCAGTGAAGGCGCAGTCATAGCTTTGGACCACAAACTCGAGCTTGGGTATGGGTTTGTCAGCAGGCCAAAGCTTGAACCAATCCCGTTGGACAATGCCGCCTTCCTCGGGGTCGATGATTTCAGCGTAAATCTCTTGGCGGCCAAGCTTGGTGCCCTCGTACTGCAGGATCTGGCGCTTGAAGTTCTCAGACAGGTTATCCAGGTTTGAGTAAGTGCTTGCGGTGGTGAGCACCACATCATCACCCTCGCGGCTGATCAGGTCGATGATCAGGTCCTTGGGCTTGGGTGTTGTCGTGCAGATCAGCCTGGTCTTCATGTCAGGCAGCTTTAGTCGCATGCCAAACTGGATCTGGTCCCAGGCTTCTTGGATGTACTCCCAGGCGGCTAACTCATCGAGCCACCCACCATGGAACTGCGGACCGCGGAAGCGCTCAGGCTCACTAGCCGGTATGCCTTTGATCAGCGAGCCGTTGGTCAGCTTGATCTCATGCAAGGCCTTGTTGTAATCAGCGATCAGGACCGCAGGAATCACGCTCAGGAGGCCCGAATCACCCTCGAAGCATGTACCCCTCACGTCACTGCTCGTTGGAGCCGCTACGAGCCATCTGGTGGCTTTGTAGGACTGTGCCCACCAGCCAATCTGCTCGGCTGCTGTCCTGGTCTTGCCGGCACCGCGGCCTGCCAGCATGAGCCATATGGACCACCAGTCACCGTGCGGTAGGATCTGGTGCTTGAGTGCTCGAGTGAGCCACATCATGCGCCAGGCCCAAGCAGCAGCAGCCTGTGGCTCTAGCCTGGTGTACTGCTCGCGGATCTGTGGATCTTTGAGCAGGACCTCGAGGTCACTTGTCCCCAAGCTGTCTCTTAGCCTCGAGGTTCTTGAGCATGGCATCGAAGATACTGACGTCAGCCTGCACGGCTACGGGATTGTCAGCATCGCCAGCGTGGGTCAGTCTCTCACCGTACTTCTTGGGGTTCCACTTGGCCAGCAGCTTGAGCCGTGTCTCGATCTGCAGCTTGCGGTGGCCAAGCATGTCCTCCCTGGTAACGATGACGCCACCTTCAGTTTCAACCTGCTTAGTGCCCCACTTGGGCGTGTCGGCTAACTCGAGGCACTCCTCGGCCATCTTGTCGTATCCGATCTCCCGTGCGCGTGCGATGGCTGCAGAAAGACCGACTCCGCGCCCCAAAGCAACTTCCTTATCATCCCGGTACATCCAGTCGTAAATGGTTCGCCACTCGGGCATACCCTCATCTCTGCATATCTGTCTTAATGGCTCAGCGTTACTTAAGCGCTCCACGATCTCTTGTGCGATCTCGGGGGTGTATTTGCTGGGGCGGCCAGTTTTCTTTGGCGCGGCTTGGGGCGCGGCCTGGGCTTTGGGTTTGGCGGTTTTGGGCATCACATCTTCCAGTGACATAAGATCCGCTGATGATAGGGTTTTGGTGGGCTGGTGGCAATTGCTTGCGCAAGGCAAGGTCTAACTGCTTGATTTTACTACAGCTTTACCAAAAAAAGAACCCCCAATTGCTGGGGGCCAACTCTACGGGGAAGTGCAGAGGATTTCAGGAGAACACATGGACTGCCAGGTTCAGTTTATGCGCTCTCTGCTATGTTGGCAACCTCATGCATGGCGAGGAATTGGTTAAGGGCATCGCGCAATTCAATGACTTGATCTCGGGTTAGGTTCGCTGAGCAGTGGCTGCCAATCTTCCACACTGACAGCCAAAGGTTGTCATCGTAGTCACTGAGCTTGATGCTTTCGTAGTCTTGAGTCTGAACGGTTATGTCAAATTTGCTCATGGTGTTTGCTCCAGGTGGTGGGGCCGAGGCCCCGGTTTGATTAGATGACTGAGAAGGGTGCTACGAGTTCTTGGAAAGCATCGCAACCACTAACTTTATGAGTTTGAGGAACGCCCCAGTACGCCCAATTACGATTCCAAGGGCTGGTTCCACGAACCTTTTGCAAGAAGCGCTCTGCACGCTTTTCATCCCGGAAAATGGCAGCGTGTGCAATTGGCTCCCAATGACTATCGCTGCAAGCGCGCTCCAAACCTTGGATCTGAAAGCCGTCCATGCCCTTGATGTTTACTTTGACTACTTGAAGGTTTTTCATTTGTTTGCTCCTGGGGTTTGCGTTGTTTGCTACTGAGACTCCATCGTACTCTCATTTAATCCACTTGTGTAGACACACGCCATCCATCCGACAAGTGGTCATGATATGCAACTAAACGGCGTGTCACATGCAGCAGTTCAGCCTCATCCACCTGGTAATGCTTGGTAAACCCTTTGATGCCCATGCCATGGATGCCCGTCTTACCACGGTGGTGCTCAGGGCATAGCGGTATTGCGTCATAGTGAGATGCGCGCTGGCCCATGCCGGTGCCCTTCCTGGGGTGATGGATTTCACTCGGAGTGCCAGGATTGCCCTGAAGATGGCATAAAACACAACCAATTGCGGCAACTTTGCTCAAATGTTTTTTTTCTTCTTTATTCATAATAGATATAAGTTTTTTGACATCTCCTCTTCCTTCTCTTCTTTTTTT